ATATAATTGCTATATTTGCAATATAAAATTTAATAAAATGAAAAAAATTGAACAAGAAGAACTGTCTAAATTGACAGAGCTAAACCGAAGTTTTAGAGATTTAAAATTTGAGGTTGCTGACATTGAGCTTTCATTCGAAAGACTTAAAAGCAAAAAGAAATCAACGTTAGCTAATTTAGAAATAGCTGCCCATGATTTAGCAAAGTATCAGGAAGAGATTGTTGCTAAGTATGGTGACATTACTATCAATCTACAGACAGGTGAATATAATTAGAAAGATATCGGTTGGTCCTGACTATATGAAGTCAATGAACTATACTGTTGGACAGGAAGTTCTTGATAAGAGTTATTCTATCTATCAAATTATAAGAAATGAGGATGGAGTAAAGCTTTACATAATTAAGGATGATGAGATTACTCTGTGGAAAGAGTTTTCAAATACTGTGCCTGTATCAATTGAATTTAATATAAATTTCTAATGAAATCACCATACTGTTTTATCATCAAGCCAATTGATGGTAGGAGGTATGACAACATAAGAACTTACGGACAAACTGAGTTCATTGTAAGTGCCTCCCAAGAAGATCATACTGTATCAAATAGATTTGCAGAAGTAGTATCTGTTCCAATTTATTATAATGGGCCAATAGCACCTAAAGACATTGTGGTAGTTCATCACAATGTTTTTAAGTTTTACTATGATATGCGCGGCAGACAGAAGAGTAGTTGGCATCATTTAAAGGATGACCTATTTATAGTTGAGCCTGAGCAAGTGTATCTATACTCCAAAGATAAAAACCTTTGGAGTGCACCATCTCCATTTGTTTTTATTAGACCTATTCCATCTGAGGATAAAATATTCAGTCCTATAAATGGTCTTGAGGAGTTGTGGGGTGAATTGGTTTTTAAGAATGATGAATTGGATGAAGTAGAGGTTGGTGATATTGTGTCATTTACTCCAGATAGTGAGTATGAGTTTAGAATTAATAACGAGATTCTTTATAGAATGTATAATCGGAATATATGTCTAAAAAAATAGAAATACTTGAGGCAGCTAAGGTTGCAATTGATGAGTTAATAAAGGTATTAAAAGAACCTATTATTACTCGATCTGAGGATGACATATCTGCTGATAAGTTAAAGAACGCAGCGTCAGCTAAAAGATTGGCATTTGAGGATGCTTTGAATATGTTGCAGAAGATTGAGGAGGAGGAGAACAAAAGTAATAACATTGTAACTACAGTAACTGCTGGCACAGGAGGATTCGCAGAAGGAAGAGCTAAAAAGAAGTAACATTAAATACTTTTTGCAAAAGCATATATAAATGGAAAATAATCTTTACAAAATACTTGATGATTATATTGCAAAAAATGTAATACTAACTAAGAACAGAAATAAATCTTGGGAGTATGGCTATGATCCAAAATATGATTTGGTAGTTATATCAAAGGATGGAACTATTGGCGAGATATATGAGATTAATAGTGTAAAGATAGCTATACCATCAAAACCTGAAAAAATTGCAAGTTTCGATAATAAATGGAAGCCGCAAGAGTATCCATCAGAACTTCAAAAGATAAAGACAATATTTGATTGGAATAGAAGAGACAATGCTTTTAAATCAAAGTATGTTGACTTAATTGAAGGTGAGTTTGACAAAAGGGAGAATGGTTATTGGTTTATGAATAATAGTGTTCCTACTTATATAACAGGAACGCATTATATGTATTTGCAATGGACAAAGATTGATATTGGTCTACCTGACTTCCGAGAATCAAATAGGATATTCTATATTTATTGGGAGGCATGTAAGGCTGACAATAGGTCTTTTGGAATGTGTTATTTAAAGAACAGGCGTTCTGGTTTCTCATTTATGTCTAGTTCTGAGATAAGTAATACAGGTACAATAGTTCGAGACTCAAGGATTGGTATACTATCAAAGACAGGATCTGATGCCAAGAAAATGTTTACTGATAAAGTTGTTCCAATTGTAAGAAACTATCCATTTTTCTTCAAGCCAATTCAGGACGGTATGGACAATCCAAAGACTGAGTTAGCATTTCGTGTTCCTGCTAGTAAGATTACTCGTAAGAATATGGATCAAGAGAATCAAGATGATATTGATGGACTTGATACAACAATTGACTGGAAGAACACAGCTGACAACAGTTATGACGGTGAGAAGTTATTAATGCTTGTTCATGACGAAAGTGGTAAATGGGAGAAGCCTGAGAACATATTAAACAATTGGAGAGTAACAAAGACATGTCTTAGGTTAGGTAGTAAGATAGTTGGTAAGTGTATGATGGGTTCTACATCAAATGCATTATCAAAGGGTGGAGAGAATTTTAAGAAATTATACAACGATAGCAATCCAACATCAAAGTCTGCCAATGGACAAACTAAAAGTGGATTATATTCTTTATTTATACCAATGGAGTGGAATATTGAAGGATATATAGATGAATATGGTTGGCCTGTATTTGAAGATCCTGAGAAACCAGTAAAGGGTATTGATGGAGAGATGATATCTCAAGGAGTTATTACTTGGTGGAATAATGAGGTTGCTGCATTGAAAAGTGACTCAGATGCATTGAATGAATTTTATCGACAGTTTCCAAGGACTGAATCACATGCATTTAGGGATGAATCAAAACAGTCAGTATTTAACTTGACAAAGATATACCAACAGATTGACTACAATGATTCGTTGATTAAGGATCACGTTTTAACAAGAGGTTATTTCCATTGGAAGAATGGTAAGTTAGATAGTGAGGTAGTCTGGACACCTGATAAGAATGGTAGATTTTTAGTATCTTGGATTCCAAATCAGCAACTGAGAAATAGAGTTATAACAAGAGGTGGTAAAAAGTATCCTGGTAATGAGCACATGGGTGCTTTTGGGTGTGACCCTTATGACATATCAGGAGTTGTTGGTGGAGGAGGTTCGAATGGTGCGTTACATGGTATGACTAAGTTTCATATGGAGGAAGCACCAACGAATGAGTTTTTTTTAGAATATATAGCAAGACCGCAGACTGCTGAGATATTTTTTGAAGATGTTTTAATGGCTTGTGTTTTTTATGGTATGCCATTATTAGCTGAGAACAATAAGGCTAGGCTGTTATATCATTTTAAGAACAGAGGATATAGAGCTTACTCAATGAATAGACCTGACAAGCATAAGACAAAGCTGTCTAAGACTGAGATAGAGATAGGTGGTATACCTAACTCATCTGAGGACGTAAGGCAGGCACATGCGTCAGCAATTGAGACATATATTGAGGAGTATGTTGGTCTTGACATTGAGGGTACTTATAGAGATCCTGACTGTATGGGATCTATGTATTTTACAAAGACTTTAGAAGATTGGGCTAGATTTGATCCAAATAATAGAACAAAACATGATGCTTCTATTAGTTCTGGTCTAGCTATAATGGCTACACGTAAGCATTTATTTGAAACAGAGAAAAAAGAATCGAAAATAAGTATTAAATTTGTAAAATACGACAATCGTGGAATTAGAAGCGAAATACTAAAATAATGGAGAAATTATCAGTTGTAATTTATCAATCACCATTTCCAAATCAAATGGCTAGTGACGAGGAGAAGTCAACTACCGAGTATGGATTAAAGGTAGCCAAGTCTATTGAGGGTGAGTGGTTTAAACGTAAAGCAAATACATGTCGGTTCTATGATCAATGGGGTGAATTCCATCGTTTAAGATTATACGCAAGAGGTGAACAACCTGTACAAAAATATAAGGATGAGTTATCAGTAAATGGAGATATGTCTATGTTAAATTTAGACTGGACTCCAATTCCTATTATACCTAAGTTTGTTGATATTGTTGTCAACGGAATGAATGATAGGCTTTTTACAATTAAAGCTGAATCTCAAGATGTTATGTCTGCTGAAAAGAAAAACATATTTCAAGATATGATTGAGGCTGATATGATAGCTAAAGATTTCTTACAGATGACAAAAGATCAATTTGGTATTGATGCCTTTAATGTTAATCCTGATGAGTTGCCTGAGAATGATGAAGAGCTTTCATTATATATGCAGTTAAAATATAAACCTTCTATAGAGATTGCTGAGGAGGTTGCTATTGACACTATTCTTAAAATGAATGAATACTCAAAAATAAAGAAGTTAATCGATTATGATTTAACTGTTTTGGGTAAGGCTGTTGCAAGACATACATTTTTAGTTAACGATGGATTAAAAGTTGATTATGTAGATCCTGCAAACTTCATTCATAGCTACACTGAATTGAATGATTTTTCAGATTGCTATTACTTTGGTGAGGTTAAGCAGGTTCACTATACTGAGCTTTTAAAAATTAATCCAAACTTAACTGACGATCAATTAAAAGAAATACGTAACGCTTCATCTGCTTGGTATGACTACTTTCCTATTATTAGAAACTATCAAGATGATGCATTCTTAAATGAGGTTGTAACATTACTTTATTTAAACTATAAAACCACTAAAAGATTTGTTTGGAAAAAGAAAATTCTTGAGAATGGTGGTGAGCGAGTTATCAGAAAGAGCGACACATTTAATCCTCCTGTTGAGGAAGGAATGATGTTTGAAAAAGTTGAGACAGTTCGTGACGTATGGTATGAAGGTATATTGGTAGGTGGTTCTAATATTATGTTGAAGTGGGACATGATGAAGAACATGGTTAGACCTAAATCAGCTACACAAAGAGCACTTCCTAACTATGTGATGTTTGCGCCTAGAATGTACAAAGGAAATACTGAGTCATTAGTAAGACGTATGATTCCTTTTGCTGATCAGATACAATTGACTCACTTAAAGTTACAGCAAGTAATGAATAGAGTAGTTCCTGATGGGGTGTTTATTGACGCTGATGGTATCAATGAAGTTGACCTAGGAACTGGAGCAGCATACAATCCAGAGGACGCTTTAAAACTATATTTCCAAACTGGTAGTGTTATTGGTAGAAGTTACACGCAAGATGGTGAGTTTAATAATGCTAGAGTTCCTATTCAAGAGTTAAATTCAAATAGTGGTCAATCAAAAATGGCTGCATTGATAGGTAACTATAATCACTATCTAAATATGATACGTGATGTGACTGGTATTAATGAGGTAAGGGATGGGTCTACACCTAGTCCTGACGCTTTAGTTGGAGTTCAGAAGCTAGCTGCATTGAATTCAAATACAGCTACTAGACATATATTAGAAGGTGGTTTAAATATAACAAAAAGATTAGCTGAATGTCTATCTATAAGAGTTGCTGATATATTAGAGTATTCTGACTTTGCTGAAGAGTTCGCAATGCAAATTGGTAAGTATAATGTTGCTATACTTGATGATATAAAGGATCTTTATTTGCATGACTTTGGTATCTTTATCGAGTTAGCTCCAGATGAAGAACAAAAACAAATGCTTGAGGCAAATATTCAAGTTTCATTACAACAACAGACAATCGACTTAGAGGATGCTATTGATATTAGAATGATTAACAATATTAAGTTAGCAAATGAGTTATTAAAGTTGAAGAGAAGAAAGAGAATGGAGCAGAAGCAGAAGGAAACAGAAATGCAGTTCCAAATGCAAATGCAAAGTAACATTCAATCTCAACAAGCTGCTGCTGAATCTAAAGCTCAATTGATTCAACTTGAAGCTCAGAGAAAAAAGAAGAAGCTAAAGATAAGCGAGTTGATCTTCAAGCAACAAGACAATCTGAATTAATTAATCAAAGAAAGAATAACTTACCACCATTGAACTTCGAATCGAGTGAAGATTCTTTGGATGGCTTCGATTTAGAATCATTTAGTCCTAAATAGTGGCATATATAGAACATAATTTTTTTCCTTTGAAGGTATTCGTTAGAAATGAATACATGTATCAATTTAAAAAGGGTCATGGTGAATTTACAGAAGGCGTAATTATATCGGTAAGATGTATGCCAGGGCAAGCAGCATTATTTCAAGTGTTACTTGAGAATGGTGTTATGAGAGATAAATTACCATCACACGCATTACTAACTGAGCCAGAGTTACCAAATCCTGATTTACCATTTCATTACTTACAGATATGGAATTGTTTTAGTTATAGATTCACATTAACTCAATTATCTTATGTATATGACACAAATGTTGATGTATATATGAAAGACAGGCAGTGGTATAAGGGTAACTATTATGCTACAATTAACTGGGGTTCTAATGATATAAATACTGACATAACATTAGCTGAAGATCCACTAGAGCATAAGTCACATCATATTATATTAC